AGGATTCGGCTAACAGTACATTCAGCAGCCCCGATGAAGAAGAGGCCTGGGCCGAGGCAGAAAAACGTATGGATTCTATCGGGCCGACGGGTGAGCACTATGACGAACCCGCTAGCAAATACCACGTACTAATCAACGGCAAACTAACCGACGTGTACGACATCCTGGTTGCATACAGAATCACCAACCCAGCCGATCAACACGCTATCAAAAAGCTATTAATGCCCGGCAAGCGCGGCGCGAAGGGCGGTATTCAGGATCGGCGTGAGGCTATTTTTAGCTTGCAGCGGGCTATTGAATTGGAGCAAGCGAGATGAGCTATCATGATTTACTAGAAAGCAAACGCCACACGATAGGCGACTTTGGGTTTGATCCCGAATGGATGCCCGAAGGCGTTTTTGATTTTCAGCAAGCAATAATAAAAAAGGCAATGCAAAAAGGAAGAGTCGGAGTGTTTGCAGATACCGGATTGGGCAAGACTTTGATCCAGCTTGCTATAGCTGAAAACGTGGTTAGAAAAACGAATGGTAAAGTGCTCATTCTTACGCCGCTGGCGGTAGCTTTCCAGTTTCTAAAAGAAGCTGACCGGATTGGCGTTGATAATATTGAGCACAGCAAGGACGGGAAACACACTAAAAAAATAGTCGTGTGCAACTATGAGCGGCTGCACTTGCTAGACCCGGCAGATTTTGAGTGCGTGCTACTTGATGAGTCCAGCATATTAAAGAACTTTGCCGGCGCTACCAAAGAGAAAATAATTCACTTTATTAAACGGGTAAAGTATCGGGTTTTAAGCACCGCCACCCCATCACCTAATGACTTTATAGAGCTTGGGAATAGCTCTGAAGCTTTAGGGTATATGGGCTACATGGATATGCTTGGGAAGTTTTTCAAGAACAATCAAGGTAGCGTAGACAGCAGCAACAGAAACATAGGCGAGAAGTTCTACTTAAAACCGCACGCTGAAAAAGACTTTTTTGCATGGGTTAATCAGTGGGCAATTATGGTAAAACGCCCGTCAGATTTAGGCTTCAGCAATGAGGGTTACGACCTTCCGGCGCTACACACCAATAAACACATGGTTAAAAACAACAAACTCATGTCCGTAAATGGCCAAGAAAGTCTTTTTGCTATGCCTGCAAAAACTATGACTGAGGTTAGGCAGGAGCAAAAACTAACAATACAGGAGCGATGCGAGAAAGCTATATCATTGGCAGAAGGCAAGACTTCAGTTTACTGGTGCAACCTAAATGACGAAAGCGCGACGCTGAAAGAAATGGACCGTGACGCTGTAGAGATTAAAGGTGGAATGTCTATAGATCGAAAAGAAGAGCTACTTCTTGCGTTTGCAGACGGTGAAATAAAGAGGCTGATAACAAAACCTAAGATGACGAGCATGGGCCTTAACTGGCAGCACTGTAACCACACGGTTTACTTCCCAACGTGGTCATATGAGCAGTTTTACCAATCCATTCGTCGGTTTTGGAGGTTCGGTCAAGAAAGGGAGGTAACTTGCGATATGGTTATTTCGGAGGGCCAAGGAAGAGTAATTCAGGCCATAGAACAAAAAACACAAAAAGCGATAGAGCTTTACGAGAACTTAGTAGAAAACGCAAATAGAGACTTCTCGCACGTAACAAACCAATTTGATCAAACTGTAAAATTACCGGAGTTTTTAAAATGAGCACCAAAGATCAGCGGACAACCAAAGATTACGCGATTTATAACTCAGACTGCATGGAGGTTATGCCAACATTGCCAAACGAGTCTGTTGACCTTTCCATTTATAGCCCTCCGTTTGCTGGGCTTTATCAATATTCCAGCTCAGAGCGCGATTTCAGCAACTGTGAAAGCAAAGAAAAGTTTTTGGAACAGTACGAATATCTTGTTTCTGAGATCGCCAGAGTAACGAAGCCGGGACGGATAACGGCAGTTCACTGTACCGACGTGTTCGATAACGCTTGCTACCTATGGGACTTCCCTCATGAGGTTATCAAGCTGCACATAAAGTATGGATTTCATTACCGAAACAGAATCACCGTGTGGAAAGAGCCGCTTAAAGTCAGGATGCGCACTATGGTCAAAAGCCTCATGCACAAACTGATAGTTGAGGATTCTACGCAGTGCTTTACGGCAATGCCTGACTACGTTTTGATTTTCACAAAGAAGGGCGAAAACGAAGTGCCGGTAACTCACCCTTGCGGGCTTAAAAGATATTTTGGCGCGACACCAATACTGCCTAACATCTTGGCGGCGTTCAATAATGCCAACGAATCCAGCATGAACGAAGTGGATCTATGGGAACATCTAAAAGAAAAATACGAAAATCATGAAGATCCAAAAACGAGCAAGCTGAGCCATTACATATGGCAGCGGTACGCATCTAGCGTATGGGACGACATACGAATTGATAACGTATTGCCGTTTAGGGACAGCCGCGAAGAAGACGACGAGAAGCATGTGCACCCGTTGCAGCTAGATGTTATTGACAGGCTCGTGGAGCTATACAGCAACCCAGGCGAAGTAGTTCTTACGCCTTTCATGGGCGTAGGGTCTGAGGTTTACAGCCCTGTATCTCTTGGCAGAAAGGCCATAGGTATAGAGCTTAAAGATAGCTACTTTAAGCAGGCGGTTATCAACCTAGAATCTGCCGGCGATAGATTTGAAGAGTCACAGCAAGAAAAACAAAGCAACTTATTTTAAGGGCTATCATGAAAATTATAATCGAAAAATCAGACATAAGCGCAACCATGAAACGCGCGGCAAAAGTCGCGCCACAAAAAAGCACAATGCCTATATTCACACACGTTGCATTAGATTTTGACGGTGATACGCTAACAATTACCGCCAACGATGGCGTGCGCACATACTCGGAATCTGTGCAGGCAACCGGCGATCCCGGTAAGTGTACTATCGAAGCGCAAAAGCTAGCGCGAGCGGTTGCTGGCATGAAGTCCGGGCCAATTGAGATTACCGAAGGCCAGATTAAGCAAGGCCGTAGCAAGCTGAAACTTGAGTCTATGCCGTTCGGTAACTTTCCGCAGCCGGATTACGAGGACGCTACATCTACCACGCTAACGTCTGGGCAGTTGGCGGAAGCAATCGCCATAGTGTCACACGCAATGCCGCAGAAAGACGTGCGCCCAATGCTGAATGGCATCCATTTAACAGAAGGCTTTGCAGTGGCCACAGACGGTCACCGCATGGCTTTTTGGGAGATAGATTATAAAGGGCCAGACATTACAATACCGGCTGATAGCGTTCGCCAGATGCCCGCTATGGACGGCATCGTGTCTGTATCCGATAACCAAATGATTATTGATGAAAAGGGCGCGCGGTTTAGCACCAGCTTACAGTCTGGAAAATACCCGGATTGGCGCAGAGTTGTGCAGAAAGATTTTGCCGCAACAGCCACCGTTAACGCAGATGACCTTATTGCCGCACTAAAAACAGCCCAGCTAGGCCGTGATATTGGCCGGTTTGAATTTACGACTGATACGCTATCGGTTGTAAACGACAACGCCGAAGCAGCATGTGATGTGCAGTGCGATAAAGAGATCACAACCGGGTTCAATTATCAGTATGTGATTGATGCGGTTATGGCCAGCGGTTTGCCGAGTGTTGAAATACAGATAAACGAAATGAAATCCAGCTTAATAAACGGCCACTTTGTTTTGATGCCGGTCAGAATTTAGTCTAACGTGCGCCCTTCGGGGCGCTAAGGATCTGTTTATGACGTCACCTCAAAAGCTATCCAACAAACTAACCCACGCCAAGCGAGAGTCCCAGGCGCTCAAAGCACAGCTAGAAGATAGCCGGTTGAAGGCTGAAGAGTTGTTGGCATCGTTTGAGAAGTCTGTCTATACGCCCGAAGCAATGGCCAGGCGCAACATGTTTAAACGAGCGAGGGAACTATACCGTGGCTGATGAAGCTGACGAAGCGGACAAGATTATCGAGGCTAACTTGCAGATATCATTGGAAAATTGCCGCCGGGAAAATATTCCACATGCTTACACAGGCATCTGTCGAAACTGTTATGAGCCTGTAGACAAGGGCGCTTTTTGTGACGCACCTTGCCGAAATGACTACCAGCGGCGAACGATGCCGGGCAGATAAAGAAAGCCCCTCGGGGCTACTTAATTACAATCCGCGCCACCGCCTCGATTTCAAAATCTTTGTACTTCACCGGCAGCCCTGCAAGCTGAACTAAAGCGCACTGAGCACGATAGAACCTTTCGACAGTGGGGTGCCGGTCGTTGGTCTTCCATACGCTCAGGGTGTTAGCGCCGAGTCCTGAGGCTTTCTGTAGCGCCCCTTGTTGAACGCCACAGTAATGCGCGAGCGCCAGTAAAAAATAAACCTTAAGACGCATAATTTTATCCTTTTATGTGTTTACAGTTAATCAATTAGAGTATATGGTAACACAACGCTAAAGAGGAAGTGAACCATGAAAACACAACAGAATTTTTCGCCCATAAGCCCAGTATCAGCAATTAGCATGCTTGCGGCTGTGGTTGTTATCGCTCTGGTGCTAGGCGTTACAGATACGCAAGACGACCTGGACGGCAGGCAGGCTAACTACTGCGAGCTTAGACAGATACACATTGATAGCGGCGGCCTTTATGGGTGGCCTGTTTTACAAGGATATGGAGAATGCAAATGACTGACACAAAGTTTACGCCGGGGAATTGGCATTGGCACGAGGACAAATGGAACGGCGGATGGTCTGGTCTTTACTCGGGTGACACGCCAGTCCTAGTGCCTCAAAGCTGCAATGAGGGCGATGACGGGGCCGCTTGGTTTGCGACTACTGACGACGCTGGCGAGGAAGGGCTTGCCGACGCTGACCGGGCGTTGATTGAAACGGCTCCAAAACTTTACAGGCAACTTGAGAGCCTGCTGCTAATGGTAAACCGTCACTCAGACTTTAACGATGACGGGGATGGAGAGCAAATTCAGAGGTGTGAAGCGGCGCTTGCCGAAGCCAGAGGAGAAAAATAATGACCGATAACCACACAAAAACTCTAGACCACTACCAAGGGCTAGTAGATGAACTGGCAGACGAAGACGCCGCCTTGGAAAAGTACCGCTCAGAGTTTGCCGAGCAGCTTATGGATGAATACATGCAAGACAATCACACGCTGTCGTGGCAGGTTGCCGAATGGCTTGGTGAGGAAAGCACTCAGCTTGAAGGCTACCTGTTCTCTGCGCTGACAGATCCTGACTTTAACATGGGCGAAGTGTGGCGCGACTGGCTGACAGATAGGTATGTTGCGCTGGCTGATAGCATGGACGGTAAACAGATTGATGCGTTTCAGCGGGAGTATTTTTGATGAGTGATAGCATAAAGGCGTTTGAGGATTGGGCAAAGACTAAAGGCAAATTTAAGCCTTTAGATTTTTTAATAGCATGTGACGGCAGGTATAGCGGCGATCAATTACAGTCCAGCTTTAATGGTTGGCAAGCCAGCCGCCAGGCGCTTGAGGGTGACCCTGCGGCCTACACCGATCATGGAAATTTAGACCTTTTGTCTAAAGGCGCGCCAACGACAGTATTTCCTGAGTGTGACAAGGGAAAGTTGGTTCATGCTGTCCCGCTCTACACCCACCCTGCCTGCGTTGATGTGCCGGAAGAATGGAAGCTGGTGCCAAGACTGTCCACAGAAAGCATGGAGCTTGCCGCGCGGGACTGGGGCATTCCTAACATTACGCCAGATGAGGCGGGTGAGGTTTGGGACGCTATGGTTGAAGCAATACCTGAACCACCAAAGATTACGGATGCTGTGGCGAGTGTCCCGAAGGGCTGGACAATAGAACCCTTTGATGACGGCTTCGGAGTTGAAGGAATCAGCGTGCTATGGCCGGACAAGCGAGGCGGCGTTCACTTGCGTGCTAATGATCCGAAAAACAGCATTGCGCAAAATCTGCTTTATGATCTTGCCGAGGCGCTGCTTTGTGGGTCACACCCTGCCAGTGTTGATGTTCCGGATGCCGAGTACATCAGAGCCCTGCAAGACGCTTGCGACATCATCCAGGCCGACGCTAACACAGAGCGAAATTACGGCTCTTTGTGCCGGATAGGTAGTGTGCTGGTAAAGTTGAAAGATGTACACGCCAAGGCAGATGACTGGATTAAGTGCAGTGAGCGGTTGCCTGTTGAACGATGCCTTGCGTTCACTCCAACAGACCACGAAGAAATTCGTTACAGAATTGTTCCCGATCGGATTTTGAAAGCGTTATCAGATACGACGCACTGGATGCCACTGCCAGAGCCACCAAAGCAGGAGCTAGACGAATGAGCACTCCAGAGATTATCTACCTAATCAAAGGTGAAGACGACAGCGACGGCGAAGAGATCGGCATGATCTGGAGCGACGATCCAGCGCCAGACTCTTACTCTGATCCCGATGAAGCGGTTGTGTATGTGCGTGCTGACAAAGTTGAGCGGGAACAGGCAGAGGCAGTGGAGAATGCCTTTATGGATCTTGCAAGAGCTATAAGAAAGGAAAGGCTCCATGGAATTTCAGTCAAGGGTCTAATCCATGCAGCAGAAGAGTATGCCCAACATCTACATACGGATGATCACTAAATGAACAAAACGGAAGCAGTCAACGAGCTAATGTATATCACCGGCAAAGGCCAGATGGCCTGTGACATCAACTTGAGCCTAGCCGGTGGCGACATTGAAAAAGCCATCATACGGATGCAGCGTTCTTATCCGGGGCTGGTACTTAACCGACCACCACACAATAAACCGGGGCCAGAATAATGCGCATAACATTTGAGTTTGCTACACAAGATGATTGCTTAGATAAAATGGTGCCGAGCGACTTGCGTGTACTAGTGGCACAGCGCGATAGATTGCAGGAAAGGATTGAAGCTCTGGAGGGCATGATAAAGGTCTTCCGCGGCTGCATTGATACACAAATTTTACCCACTCAAGGAAGCCCGTGTCATAAAATGGTGTGGGAACTGATGGGTGCGCCCGATCAATCTGGAGATAAAGAATGACCGCTAAACCACAGTCAAAAAAGAAGACCGCCGAAATTATCCGCCGGTGCCAGCGCCGCACAGCGCTATTAGAGCAGCGCAAGGACTACACTATGTCCGACATAGCCCAGCGCCACGCCATTGTAAGCTCGACAGTAAATAGGCTGACAAAGGGCTGGCAGTCTCGCACCTTGTCTGACTATGCAATGGACAGCGTGCGCGCAGACTACCAGGCTGGGCTTGATCTTGATGCGCTGATAGATAAGGACAGGCCAAGTCAGATAGGCGCAGACTTAAAAATATCGCCGAGAACAGTTCAGAATATATGGGCCAAGTACAAGCTGAAAAACAAGGTGCAATCGTCAGAAATAATAGCTGGGCGTTTTCATTGGATATACACGAAGCCGATTAGCAGCTCACCTGGACCCGCGCAGCCGTACTACTGAGGGTTATCTGGTGGGGCAGGAGTTTGCTTGCGAATATCATGCAGCTCCTGCTCTCTTTTTTCCCTTTTCTTTTGAAAGTGCAGGTTAACAAAAAAGGTTGCTACGCAGACGACCGTGGCAACCAGCATCATAGATTGATTAAAAGTCATTGCGCCCCACGTGAAAGCTGCCCCGTTTGTTATATAAGCCGAATTTGCGGCAATTGATTCTGGCTTGAGCCCAGCAGAAGGAGTGCTTTCAACGATGTTTTTAAGCGTCATGTTTAGGGCTCATGTTTGGGCATTTGATTTGCAAGCATTGTATCAGTTTACTTATTGAGAATCTTTGCAAGCATTCCCGAGCCGCTAACATTCTTTGTAATCTTCTCCACGCTGCGACCAATAACATATCCGCCAAGGCCAAGTTTGATAAGGCCAAATAGAGAAAGTATGGCTTCGTCAGACAGATTTTCTGGTGTAAAGCCAAACCAATATGCACCCAGAAGAATGCTGAACCAAACCATAGTCAGCGGCCGCCAGTTGCGCTGTAGCCACGACTCTCCTTTAGCTTCTGCCTGCACTACTTGCCCGCGAGCTTCTAGCCGGGTTTGTTCTAGTTGTGATTCAATCTGCCGAACTTTAACCGCAGCTTGTGGGTCTGACTTTATCGCCTTTGCCACCGAATTCGGGCTATTATCTACGCCTAAGGCAGAGGCGATAAGAGAGCCTACAGCCCCACCAGCAGGCCCGCCAAGAAGTGACCCGGCAATGGGTGCGACTGCGCCCACTGTGTCTTTTATGCCTTCCCATGCGCTCATAGTTTAGCCCGCCTTTAGCGACTGAATAGCCGCAATCAAACTCGTGTAATCGTGATCCACTCGGCCCCAGGTTGCAGGGTCACCCATTAACTCGTTGGGCCTCACACCAAGATGAAACATAACTTGCTCTTCACCATAGTTGTTGTGGGTGTCTGAGTAAACGCCAATCCCGGTAAACCCAATCGCCTCAGCTTCATGTGCTACAGCTTCAGCTTGGGCCCTTTTATAGACGCCAGTTACAAAACAATCGACTGCCAGCACCTCGCCCCAATGGTCAATATTATGCTCTGATAATTTGTTGCGGCCAAGGTTGCGGCCAAGGGCGTACTCGCTGCCTGAGATCTCGATGGCGCTGCCCAGTCTAAAGCGCAGTACGTCAAGCATCGTGACAAGGCGCGGGCTCATGTCGTCCGCCCAGTCTCTGAACTCTTCTGCGGAGAAGTGCTGTGCATAAATCATGGCCATACAACCTCTGTGAGATCAGTCAAGGTGCCCGCGATAATCTTCTCGGCATACTCGCCCTCTATTGCTATCAGGGCCGCCCTGCGCTCTCCTATGGCTTGGTAAGCGTCAACCACATCAGACAGCAAGTGGCCGGCGTGAAACTGATTGTCTGAGTCTTTCCACTTAGGGAACTTGGTTAGGCCTGCGTCTTCCATGAATGCGATTGCCTCTTGCAAAGCCTGCCGGTTGCTGGGGTCGCCTGCGTAGCGGATGCCGTTGATATCTACGCCCTGCTGTTCTTGCTCTTTGCGGGCGGCTGTTAGTTGGCTTAGGAGTTGCTCAGTCGTGGGCGCTATCATAGCCGCCAAGTCTTCATCGCTGATCGGAACTAAGCCTTCTTTAATAAAAGCGTCTTGTGAACCGTCTGACTCGTAGGCGTAGATGTTGTTTAGTACGTCTTTGTAGTGTTTCATAATTTGTTCCTTATCGAAGTTCAACCCAAGATATAAGGGGGTTCGGGCTATAATCAAACTTGTATGTGCTCCCAGCAGGAATAATAAAAGTATAGGTTGCCCCCCCGTAAACACGTTATAGTTGTCAATTACTCTAGTTGCACCAACAAAAGCAGTAGCGGGATCGTCCCCGCCAGAGTCTCTTATATTTACGACTGCGGTAATAGGTTTGCCCGTGGTGTTCGTGTATGTAACGCCAGACGCCCTATAAACAATCTGCCAAGTCTGCCCAACACCAATTTCGCTTAGCGTCTGATCGCCCGTATTCGTTCCGCTTAGATTGGGAGCTGATATGTTGCCGGTAAATGCCTGCCCAGATATATTTGCTTTGTCGTCAAGTAGGTTGTCAACTTCCGTCTCGGTGTACGTTGTGGCTTGGTCGGCTTTGGCGTCCAGCAGCCCATCAACTTCCGTCTCGGTGTAGGTCGTGGCTTTGTCTGCTTTGGCGTCCACTTTCGCCTGCGTTGGTATCAGCTCCCAGTTGACCCCGCCGTCAGTATCGGGGTCAGAACTTCCGACACCGCCAGACTTCAATCGGTAGATTCCGACCAGCGTAGTGACCACAGACCCCTCGTAATATTCCTGCGCAGCATTCCACTCCGGCACGCCCCGCTGATGCAAGTAAGCAAGCAACTGGCCCAGCGTAAACGCCAGACCGTTAAAGTCTTGCTTCGTTGGATTCTCGTTCACGCCAACAATGCCCCACCCTCGCAGTAGGTCCAGAGTAATGTTCCCGTCCAGCGTGTCTGACTGTGTTGTAGCGCCAAACACCGTTCGTTCAGTGCCCAGAGAGTCAGCAGCAAACGCTCTTACGTTGCCGTTATATCTATCAATCTTCGCCATTAGATCACCACCTTGTTAGCAAACCTGCCGCCTGGCTGGTTGGTTAAATCAAATTTATCTGCAAACGGCAGAGCGTTTACGTTGTCGGAAAACCCGAACGTCTCGCCCGGACCTGCTTGCACAATTACCCCGTACCTTACGCCCTGCGGCTTGGGCAATAAATCCAATCGAATTATAGCCCGCAATTGGTCAAGGTTAAACTGCGGCGAAACATACAGATTAAGCGTCATATCCTTTCTGTCAATGACGTAAGCTAGGCCGTCGAAAAGAGTATTAACTGCAAGCTGAATCGACAGCCCCTGGTCATCTACGATATAAGGCCCGCCCACGTTCTTTGAAATCTTGGCGCGAATAAAAAACCGGTAAGCCGAGTCATCAAGCTGAAGATCCGTATAGGTCCGCTCGAATTTATCCTGAAACGTAGCCCTGTCTGCCACCTGCAAAAACTTATCATCAAAGCCGCGAGCGCTTGTGTTCTCGTCAAAGCCAAATGCAATTTTAGGGACGATAAGTGGAATGGTTCTGCTTATGCCGACAATGCGCCCAATGATGTCTAGCCTATCGCCTGTCGCGTTATCAAGATCAAACTCTTCACTAAACGAATCAATCCACTCAAACGTTTTACGCCACACGCCGGCTTTGAATGCTATCTCGGCATTAGCCTTGGGCTTTTCCCAATACTGCTTAATTAGCAGGTTGACGTAATCTGATTCGAAGCTCATTAAATGATCTCCGTTACGGCAACATCTCCGGCAGCAATGCTGAATTTTTCATTCAGGTCTGACAGTATGCGCCCGTCTGTGTACGTCGCCCCGCTGTCACGGCTGATCTCTAAATTCGTTGGTATGAAACTTTCGCCGGCGTTAAACGCTAAGCGGTACAGGTCGCCAGCCAATAGGTTTTCACCGATATTAAAAGTTCTCGCTGCAATAGCCTGACTTATAAGCGCTTCGTCTACCGGGTTCGCGGCATCCTTTCTGGTGGCGTCTAACCGCACAAGTACCGGCACATCAACAGGCCGGTCGAACGTCATGCTGTGTACGATGGTAAAGGTTGTTCCGTTGGGACGTGTCACCGGCTCGCTAAAGGTTCCGGTAACAGAGCCAACCATGCCCTTGCCGCCTGTCTTGTTCTTGGTCATAGTCTCAACAATAGCCGCCACAGCCCCGCCCTCGACCACTACCCACAAGCTGTGCGCCGGTATGCCGTTGTAGTCAGTAACGTCAGTGTCGTTCTCGTAGACTGCTACGCCGGTTACGTTCGGCACGCTTGCTAGCGCTGTGAACATGCGGCCAGTGCTGGATGATTGCGGCGTCTCTAGCGATCGATTACGGCGAACCCGCAACTCTTGATCTGTTTCCTCGTCAATACCCGCGGTTGCCGCAGTCGGGTTTGTAACAGACTGATCGCCAATAACAACAGTAACCGGGTTAACGATGGTGTCAGCGTCAGCTTCAATGGCTCCAAAGTCGACAGCAAAAAGCGTAACAGTTGTGGTCCCGGCAATCAGGGTTCGGACCGCCAGCGTTGACCACGACTGCCCTAGGTCGTCTTCTACGGTGTAATCAATCGGCAGGGTAAGCGGTCTATCAGTCACGACAGTAACGTCCACCTGCGAGCGCGTGGCGGGCCTGCGCGTGATGCCTGATAGCTTTATAATAGAGTTAAGAGACTGGCCTAATGCAAAGTCTGGATCACGCTGATTATACTCAAGCGCGCCGAACGACTGCGAGTCAAGAACTAGCTGTGCCTCTATGGCTACGCGCTGACCGTCAGGGCTGTTCGGCTCAAGGTTTATATCTTCGCCATAGATTACCCGGTAGCCCGCCGCCAGCTCGTCATAGATTTCCTGAAAGGTCTGTACCTGAATGCCGTCTGGCGTGAATCGTGGCGCTGTCATGCGGTGAACTCCAGGGTCTGCAAATCTTGTTGCGTGAAAACGTCGGTATATTGGAGTTCGATTGTAACACCTCTATTGACATTTCGTTGAATTATGCCAAGCCGCTGAATAGAGATCACGCCGTCAGTCTGCAATACGGTTGATTCTACTGCACGAAGCAAGCGGTTTTCTGTGCCAAGATTGCCCAGCAA